CCGTTAGCGTGGTCACTCAAAGCACTTGCATCAACAGCGGTTGCAGTAGTAGCACTATCGTTGTCAAAGCTTAGTAATACTTTGGCGTGTGTTTTTGTATCAGATAAAATCTTTGTAAATGTTGCCATAGTTCCTTTAAACTCCTATTTGTTCGTTTATTTCTTTGTCAAAATATTTTTCAATATCTTCTTTTTTTATATTACGAGATGCCACAACTTTTTCTATGGCTTTATCAAATCGTTTTAACACGTCTGTTTGTTCTTTTTCAATTAATCTATAAATCTCTTTAATCGCTTCTTTCATAACAGGCGTTAATTCTTTGTAGGATTTTGAATCCAAAAGATTAGTTTCTCTTAATATATTACTAATTCTTGACTTCATCACCGACTGTGCTTAGTTTAGCCGCTGTTTGTGCAAAAGGTTCAGCAACTTCTGGTTTTGGTTCACTGTGTGCTTCTGCTTCAATTTGTCCTTGAAACAATACACCAGCTAATTCTTTTCTTCTTGCCTCTAATGCATCTCCAACTTTATCTCTTAAAGCATCTTTAAATGCTTCGCCAGCTTCAGCTGCTTGTCCTAATGACAATTTGTCAATAAAATTTTTAACTTGTTCACTCATTTTTTCTCCATTTGTTATATTTATAATAAAGTTTCAGTTTTCTTAGGCGCTCCCGTATCATCAGGAGGTGAAATTCCCTCTTTACCTATTTGTTTATCTATGTCTTTAATCTCTTTTTCAGACTGTTTAAAAACAAATTTTCTAATGTATTCTTGTGAAAAATACTTACCTACATACTTTTCTAAACCATCAGCCAAAGCAACACGTTCTTTTAACATTTCACTTTCTTTTAATTCAGCAAAGTGACCATCTTGTAAAAAGTCATATTGAATATTAGATTGTATTACAGGCCAATCTTCTATAGATATTACACCTTTTAATACTAGTTGTGTCTTTAAAAAATCATTAAAGAGTTCAGTAAATTTCTTTCTTAATCTTTGAACAAACTTAGTAAACTTTAATTCATCTCTTGTAATTTCTGTAGAACGGCCCATACTAAAACCTGTAGCTGGTTCTAATCTACTTACTGGTACATTTAAAGAACGATAAAGTTTCTTTTGGAAATATTCTATGTCGGCCATTTCTCCTAAATTTTGGCCACCAGGTAGAGTAGTAATATCTGTTCCTCTTCCACCTTCTCTTGTTGGTAACCAATAATCTTCCAACATATTCATATAACTTCTATCGTCCCTAATTTCTCCTGTGTTGGCATCATAGACAAGTTTATTTCTATAACGTGCCATTACATCTCTTAAATATTGTTCTGCCTTTTGTTTAGGTAGATTACCAACATCTATTTTGAAAATTCTTCTTTCAGGTGCTCTTGCTATACGATAGATAACAACAGCATCTTCAATCATACGTAATTGATTTACTGGTTTAATTGCCTTATGTAAATAAGACAAGATCATATTTTTGTTTTGATCTACTAGACCTGAAGAACAAAATGCAATTGTATCGGCTGCAATTCTTACACCTGAACCTGATGTTGAACCTGCAACACCTTTTTCATTAAACATAAAGTATTCTTCGTAATCATTTGTAAGAGATAAATCTACAGTGCTTCTCATCTTCTTAAGCTCTCTTACTTTTTTAATTTTTCTAGGATCAATATAACGTAATTCAGTTATACCGTTTTTAGGTGTTTCTCTATCAATAATCTTTTGATAAAATATTCTACCATCTACATACCATCTTTTAAATATCTCAAAACCTTTTGTACTAAAATTCATTAATTTAAGTACGTTTAAAAATTCTTCGTCTATTCTTCTTTTGACTTCGTCACCAAAAGGTATATTTTCTAATGTAACTCTTACAGAATCTTTTTCTTCACTAGAAACAATTGCTTCGTTGCAAATATCTTCTATTGCTTGGTCACATTCTGGATGTAATGAAATTTCTCTATATCGTCTTACAAGGTCGGCTTCGTTCTTAGCCGTGCCTTCCATATCAAGGTACGAACCAAAATAACCTCCAGCAGCGACGGTTGTTGTACCGTCGTCTGCTTGAGGTGTAGTAAAGTTTTGTTTCGGATCTTGCTCTTGTTTTTTACGGGTTATTGAAAACCCAAACAGATCAGCCATAATTTATATTCCTCTACTACTACTTATATAAGTTTTAAGTAGTCGTATTTGTTTCAAAATACTGATAAGCAAAAGTTACAACAAACTGTTCAATCGCTGTTTGTTCGTCATACGTTAAATCAATAGCGCCGATTTCTTTTGGAAAAGCACCTCTTAGTGTATATGATTTAACAGTATTACCGTTACGATCTAAGTGGTCAATAAATGCGTCCACTTGATAGTCAGCAGGATTTGTTAATCCTTCATTGTCTGTCATATTGTTGATACCATTTTGCCATCTTTCAAAAGCATTTCTTACTTTGAAGTTTGTATCGTTATAAACTGTAACGGTCCAATCTGCAAATGTTCTATCTCCTGCAATCTTAATTGATCGTCCTCTAAACTTAACGTCAACTTCACCGATTGTCATAGCAGGTATAGAAGTTGCTCTGCATAAGAAAGCCAGATCTTCTATTTCGCCACCAACTTGAGCGTAACCAGGAAAAGGCATTACTACCTTAAACTGATTGGCACGAGCGCCTCCGCCAGCAAGTTTAGCTTTGAAGTCATTAATGTTTGCCATTTTTTATTCTCCTATTCTAAAATTACCCAGCTACTTCTTCAAAAGAAACGCCAGTTCTTGTTGCTACAAATTGTAAAGTAATGAAGTTAATGCTTCTAGCAGGTTTTACAAAAATCTCCGCTATAAATTCATTTCTATCAATTACTTCGCCTGTGTTATTCGTTTCGTCACACACAACTAAAAAGTCTGTGAGACCACGTCTGCCTTGTACCTCTCGTAAGAATGGCTCAACGATATTTCTAAAGTTTGCTCTAGTAAACTCGTCGTTAAATTCAAACAATTGGAATTTAGAAGCAGTAGAGATTGCTTTTTCTAAAACTATAAACAATCTTCGTACATTGATTCTATCAAAAGCAGATGGAGCACTTAATCCAGTTTTATCACCAAACAGAACAGTGCCTTGGCCGGGGAATGTTACCACAGCGTTAACTCTATTTCTGTATAGATCATCTCTTTGTGTTTTATTTGGATTGAAAGCTAACTTAACCGCACCTCTAATAGTACCTCTATTAAAGCCAGCTGGTGAATACCAACTGTCGGCAATTAAATCAGTTCTTGCTGATAAACCAGCAATATCTCCGTTTAACGGTACAAATCTGTACACGTCATTGTATCTGTCATACTGATATTTGTAACCACTATCAAATACAACATAAGAAGAAGAACGTATTGAGTTATAAAAACCTATTACGTTACTTGTTTGTGTATTTGCGTTTGCTACGTTAACAACATCAGTTCTTTCAGGTGATACGAAAGCAACTGCATCTTTTCTATCTTCTGCAATTGATATTACGTTATCTACGTGAGTAGCATCTCCCGGACCAGCAATAATTAAACCTACATCCACTGTTTCAGAATCTAGGAATTTTTCGTATGCTGTTTTCTTTTGTGCAATTGTAACAGCTGAACCATCAGAACCACTTTGTAAAGAAGTTAATGTTGGTGTTGTTACTGCTGTAAAAGTTGTACCTGATGCAGTATTACCCCAGTTAGATCCACCAGAATTATGATCCATCCAATATACATTTTTTGATCTTGTCTGTATTACTGTTGGATAATAATTTGTGTCACCTTGTGGTGATTTTGCATCTGAAGCTTTAGAAAGTTTTTGATAAACTTCTAATACTGTATTTGCTGTACCTGAAATTCCACCATCTTCATCTACTACTATTACGTGGATTTCATCATTTGATCCACCTTTTGAAGTAGCGTATGGCGAAGTTCCTGGAGCGCCAGCAACTTGATCGTAAAATCTCCATCTACGTCTTATGTTACTGTTTATAACTACATCTCTTTGTAATCCACCTGTACCTGAAGGATGTCTTACGATAGTTATTACGTTAGTTGATTTAGCAGTAACTCTATACTCGTGACCGTCGTTGTAATCACTTGTAGAAGCTGTAGTAGAAAAATTAATAATATCACCTACGGCGATATTTGTTCCACTTGTAACTGTTACTGAAGTTGCACCTGCTACTGCAGCTACACCTAAAGTTGTTACTACTGTTGTTTCGTATGCAGCAGCTGAAGGACATATAGAAACAAGTAAATTGTTTCCCCAAGCGCCTGCTGTTCTAGCAGCCCACTCGCCAACTGATCCTTGGCCTGTTGCATAATTATTAATATAATCTGTTTCGTTCTTAATAACAAATGAGCTGCCGGAAGCAACTGCGTTTGCTACTGAAGAATTTTGTGCTCGTACTACTCTTAATGCGTTAGAGTATTGTAAAAAATTGGCAGCACTAAAAAAATCCTCAAAGTTATTTGAGTCTGGCTTACCAAACGTTTCTACTAACTCTTGTTCACTAGAAAGCGTTATGATTTCATCTAACGGACCTTTTCTAAACTCTCCTGCGAAAGCACCAACTGACGTTGATACTGCTGGAATAATTCTTGTTAGGTCTCTTTCTTGTACGAGAACGCCTGGTGATACTTGAAATGCCATTCGGTTTTCTCCTTTTTATAAATTAGCTAATTGTTTCATATAGTCCAACTGTCGTATTATTCATACGCCCATAGTCAAAATTTCATATACATCTATTTATAAAATGCGTATTTTGTACACATTACTCACCTTTTCTGACTACTGGATGCCACGTTTCTCCATACTCATCTTTAAAGGGCTTATCTTCTTCTGGCGTACCATCATCTATAAAACCAAAGGGAGCCATATCCTGTTCTATTATATTGGCCTGATCTTCATATAGTTTAGAACGTACATCAGAATTACTTAATTCTTTGAAATAAGGTTGATTAGATAACCAGCCAAATATAATCAGACAAGTCATTAAATCATCATTACAACCTTCTTCTGCTTTCCAAGAATTGTGTTGACGTGAAAAAGTAGACATTTCTTCTATGATATTAAAATCATTTATAACTATTTTATCTGCTTCAATAATAGTCTTTAAATTAGAACAACCTATTTTTTTAATTTGTTTAGTCATACGAATACCTAACTGACTGCCTCTACCACTGAAGGCCGTACCTAATACTTGACCAGCTCTACCTCTTTGTGTAGTCATCAGTAGATTGTCATACTCTAAATCAAATTGTAATGCATCTGATATTTGGCCACCTATATCGTTTACTTCAACTAATGTATGAGCGTGATTATATCCTTTTATAGTTTGTTCTATTACATTCGGAAAAACTAAAGGTTTAATTTCGTTGTTACGATATTTGGCCACAACACGATAAGGCATTTGTGTTACGTCAAATATAATAAAGGCCGAATAATCTTTTGCAAGACCTCTTGACACGTCAACAGTACAAACATATATTTTTTCTTTATCAGGTTTTTCAAATATATCTAAACCACCTTGTGACTGTAAAGGTTTAATATAAGGTGTAGATTTAATTTTTGTAGGACTAATAAGTGTATCTATTGAACCTAAAAATTCACATTCAAACTCCTGTTGGAATTGTTCAGGACTTGTATTTCGTATTGTTTCTTGTTTCCACTTTTCATCTCGGCCTGGAACTTCTGACCAATGTACATCAATAGGTATATAATCGTTTTGTTTATTTACGGCATCTGTCCATAACTTATAGTACATATTCATACCGTGAGGTGTAGAAACAATAATCATCTTTGTACTTTTACCAGAAGAAATTGTAGGAAACACCGAACTAAAAAATTGTTCAGCAATGGTTGCTGGTACGAAAGCAAACTCGTCTAAGAAGATTATATTATAAGAACCTCCTCGGATTGCACTTGAAGATGTTGCAGCGGCCACGACTTTACTGCCGTTCTCTAATTCTATATTACCTTTGTTCCAGTTTAATACACCTTGTTGTAAAAACTTTGGTATATTTTCATAGGCCAATTGTAAACGGCCTAATATATCTCTTGCTGTAGATGATTTGTTTGCAAGTATGGCAACGTTAGTATTTGGATTAAACAGAACATAATGTAATAGATAAGATACAATTGTTGTTGATTTACCTGACTGTCTTGGTAATTTACATATAGTAAAACGGTTGTTATGCATAGTGCCAACCATTTCTTTTTGAAAGTTATACATTTTGAAAGGCACTAAACCTAAATCAAGTGAAACTATCTTTACATAGTTTTGTATAAAGTATAAAGGGTCTTTAGAACACTTTTCAAATTCTAAAATTTGTTCTTGTGTAAACTCTACAGGTACGTTTACTTTTTTAAGATTTGGATTACCTAGATAAACTTCACTCATTAATTATAATTCCTTCTATATGTGTATAACCTAATTGTATTGCGGCCTGTATTCGTTGATTGCCTCTCCATACACTATATTTCTTCTCAACAAAGTTAACACCATTCGCACCTAATCTTAAATTTTCAGATTGTTCGTGTTTCATTATCTCAATAGGTTCTATCATATCTTCACCATTTAATAACTCTTTTAAAGGAGTCATTCTATCTATATAAGTTAAATCACTTATCTGAAATATCTGTTTCTTCGGATTTAATGATTGTGCTTTTAATATTTTCATTTTCTCTTTTCAACATTTTTTGTAATTCAGCAGTAGAACCTACAAACAAAGCATTTTTAATATTTTGATTTGCAGTTTTAGGTAAGTCTTTTAAATCTTTTAATTTCTTTTGTAAATCTTGTAACTTATCTACTGTTTGTGCAACGTTAGTAATTAACTGGCCTGCTACTTCGTATGCTCTTGGATGTTGGCCTTCTTTTGCAATTTCTAATATGCCTTCAATTGCTTCTTGGCCCTTTTGTATAAGGTCATAATAATTATCTCTACTATATTTGTAATCGTTATCTACATCAGATTTGTTTGTATCTTCTATTCTAGGAACAGAAGGATTTTCTACCTTGACTATAGACTCAAGTGTAGGTTTATTTTCAGGTTCTATGCCAAGTATCTCGTTTACTTTATCTTCTAGTTTTGTCATAATTAAACATCAGTATCAGTCGTAGGGTTATACTTCTTACTATCTGTGAAAGAAGTAATTGTTGTTGTAAATCCAAAATCATCATCTGCATCTGCCGTAGTAGGGTCTGGCACTACTACAATTCTTTCTTCTCTTTTTGCCGTTGTTGTATTTGTATCAGTGTAAATATCTGACTGTACAGTTTTAATAACACCTTGATTGGACATAGGCCCAAACAAATATGTTTTGGCAGTAAAGTTTAAGGTATATATAACGGCCCTACGAGTCGTAAAATCACCTGAATAACTATCTTCATAAGATACACTGTTTAAAACTATAGGTATATCTCTTTTTATATTCATCTCTGGCAAAACGTTTACTGTAATCGTGTAATCAGGTTGAAAGAAAGGTAATATCTGTTCTACAATTTGTAAACCATTTTCAGCTGTAGCTGTAAATGCATATAGATTTAAACTTATATTATAAGGTACAGGCACATAATTAAAATTAAGAACTTTGCCATCTTCATTCGTTTTAACTTGTTTAAACTTTTGTACTCTTGTTAACTTTCTTGTAGCGTCATATGCTAAACCAGAAATTTCAAATCCTAATCTAGGCAATGTAATCGCAAAACTACGATCATCTAAATCTGGTTTTTGGTCAAGTCTAACTAAAAACTTTTCTTTTGGTGCATAGGCTAAAGGTACTTTTAATCTTTTAGTTACGGCACCTGTGCTTGAAGTTGATTGAATAACAATGTTATTAAATAATTGACCAAATGCAATTATTATCTTTCTCATTCCTTCGTTGTAAAAAAAATTACCAAACATTAATCAATTTCTCCAAATGGGTTTCTTTCTGTAAAGTCTAATATATCATCAGTTACAGATTGTGTATCAAAACCAGCTTCTGTATCTAAATCTAAATTTTGTGCGTAAGTAGATTGAGTGGCCACCGTTGTCGTTGTAGTTGCTTCTTCATTTAAGAAGAAGTTAGCTTGACCAGATGACTGGTCTTGTTCTAATTGTAAAGAACCAGTTTCATTCTCTAAAGTAAATCTATTGTTTAGTAGATTTAAAGAGTAATCAGTTTCTTTATCATCTATTTCTGTAATGCCTGTATTTAATTCTTCTGAACTATATTCCCAACGTGTTACTCTTAACTTATAAACTGGTAGATTACCTAATTGAAAAAATGGTTCTTGGTCCTCTACAAACT